CTAGATTTCACAGAATCAAACCCATTTGGTAATTACTAATGCTAGGAACTTATTACTATCACGAAATTATTAGAAAAACAATTGTTTCATTCGGAACATTATTTAATCAATTGTATATCAAACATAAAGATGCTGAAGGAGATACTTATAGTGAGATAAGAGTTCCTATTTCTTATGGACCTTCACAAAAATTTCTAGCAAGAATAGAACAACAAGCAAATTTGAATAAACCTGTTCAAATTACATTACCGAGAATGTCATTTGAAATGAACTCTATTCAATATGATTCTTCTAGAAAATCTGGAGTTACACAAACATTCAAAGCATCTGATGGTCAAAATTTAAAAAAAGTTTATTTACCAGTTCCTTATAATATTGGGTTTGAATTAAATATTTTAAGTAAATTAAACGACGATTCCTTACAGATTATAGAACAAATTTTACCATATTTTCAACCATCATTCAATTTAACAGTAGATTTAGTAGATTCTATTGGGGAAAAAAGAGATATACCAGTAGTATTAGATAATATTTCTTTTCAAGATGATTATGAAGGTGATTTTTCGTCAAGAAGAGCTTTAATTTATACTTTACAGTTTACTGCAAAAACTTATCTATTTGGTCCGGTTGCATCTACAACTGACGGATTAATTCGCAAAGTTCAAGTTGATACTCATACAAGTACTGATATAGTTTCCGCAAAACGTGAAATGAGATATACTGTTCAACCAGATCCAGCAAATGCAGAACCAGATGATGATTTTGGATTTGATGGTTCTTGGGAATATTTTGATGATAGTAGATCATATAGTTCTACACAACAAACTGACATTTAAACAATATGAAAAATAATTACGATAAATTAGATAAAGCATTAAACATCAGTAGCGAAATTATTGAAAGTGATTCTAAAAATTGTGAAATTGAAATTGTTAAAACTGAAGAAAATGATATAAAAAAAGATTATGAATATACAAGAGCAAATTTATACTCTTTAATTGAAAAGGGGCAAGAAGCAATTAATGGAATTATGGAACTTGCTGGTGAAGGTGGAAGTCCAAGAGCGTATGAAGTTGCTGGACAACTTATTAAAAACGTTGCTGATACTACAGATAAATTGATAGACTTACAGAAAAAATTAAAAGACGTTGAAGAAGAAACAACAAGAACCACTAACAACGTAACAAATAATGCCTTATTTGTTGGTTCTACTGCAGAGTTATCTAAATTACTAAAGCAAGGTTTTCTAAATAATAAAGAGTAAAGAAAATTTATCTGTGGGTAAAATAAAACCATTTAAAACTGTTGAAGCGATTGCTAAAAAGCATCGTCTTGATGTTTCGTTTATACAGAAACAGTTGGATATAGGAGAACCCATAGAACATGAGCATACTAAAGATCATGAACTTGCTAAAGAGATAGCACTTCAACATTTGGACGAAATACCAGATTACTACACAAGACTTAAAAAAATGGAAGCATCTGCAAAAAAAGAACATCAGAAATTTAAAGATGTCACTGAAGGAAAAGGTCTTTGGGCAAATATTCATGCCCGCAGAAAAGCAGGTAAACCTCCCAAAAAACCTGGAGAAAAAGGATATCCAAAAACTTTAGATATTGAAGAGGGATTGAAGCAGGCACGTAAAAATGTAGGCGCTAGTAAGTGTTGGCCTGGTAAAGTTGCTAGGGGAACAAAAATGAAAAATGGACGTGAAGTTCCAAATTGTGTTCCAGAGCAAGTTGAAATGGTAAGGTATTGCCCAAGATGCCAAAAAGAAGAAACTAGAAGTGCTTGCAAATATGGACCAAAATATTGGGACATGTTTTCATCACCAGTTGCTTTAGCATCAAATTCTTATGATCCAAATAAACCCCATCCCGCAAATGAGGAAAAGGATCATGAGCATTCTATGGCTCGTTCAGAAATTTCAACCATTATTTCTGCAGCGAAAAGACTTCAAAAGAAAATGAAGGGAGAAGGAAATATTGAAGCTTGGGTTCAATCTAAAATTACAAAGGCAGCAGATTATCTAGATAGTGCTGCTGATTATGTAGATAGTGGCGAAATGAAGGCAGAAAGTGTTTCTAATGAACCAAAGTTAAAACCAAAATCTGGACTTGGTGGCGGAAAACCAGCATATCCAAAAGGTAAAGAACCAAGAGCAACTGGAGCAAAACTTCCAGATATTCGCAAGGAGTCCGTATCTATTGAAGATGCAAATGGAAATACATTTGCTAATGTTGTTGATATAATTGGTCCAGAACATATGAAACCAATTGTTGATGATAATGGAGTTTGGAGAGGAAGTAAGCAACAATCCGTTTCTGAAGGGAAAACATTTCAATATTTTATGGAAAAGGTTGAAAAATCAAAGATGAAATGTAACTCCCCAAAGTCTGATCCCGTGGGCGACTCGCTCACGGGTAAGTCTCATGTTGTAAAGGCATGTTCTGGTGGTAAAGAAAAGATTATTCGCTTTGGACAAAGAGGTGTAAAAGGTTCTCCAAAGAAAAAAGGAGAGTCCGAAGAGTATGCAAGTCGTCGCAATAGATTTAAGACCAGACACGCAAAAAATATTGCACGAGGACCAATGTCCGCTGCATATTGGGCAAACAAAGTTAAGTGGTGATAAAAATGAAAAGTTTTCAAGAATTTTTAAAAGAAAGTATCACCATTAATGGTGATTTTAATGGAACTCTAAATGTAGGAGGTTCTCAACCAGAACAAGCAACTGAATCTTTCTTTGCAGATGTAGTTTGGGAAGGAAAACTATATCGTATGGAAGTTGAAGGGAAGGAGATGACTAGAAATGAACTCACAGAACAACTTCAAGATGAGTATCCAGGAGCAATTGTTCATAACATTTATCCAGCATCTAACCAAAGTTCTTTAAAAATTAAAAACACACAAAGATATCAACCAGAAAGATTGGCATGGGGTGAATAATGGCTCAGTGGAATAAGACTACACAAGATTTCTTAAACCAAGAAAGAAGTCTTTTTGAAACCTTCAATATTGCAGATCACTGGGGGAACCAGACAGACTGGAGACCTCAGTTTTCTAATAACAATAGATTAAAAGTTGCTCCGTTCCAAACAGTTTTCTTTAATACCTTCCAGTATGGAAAAGAAACTGATGTTTGGGATGAGAGAATTGTTGGTGTCGGAACCGCAACTCATAATGTTAATGCTAGTAATGTTGTTATGCAAGTTGGTTCTACTGCAGGAAGTAAAATCATCAGACAAACCAAGAATGTAATGAGATACATTCCTGGAAGACCAGCAACACTTGCATTCGCAATTCGTTTAGAAACACCGCAGGTAGGTATTCGCAGAAGATTTGGATTGTTTGATGATTATAATGGTGCTTATTTTGAGGATGATGGGGGAACATATTCATATGTAATTCGCACATCTACAACTGGAATTACTACAGAAATAAGAGTTGGTAGAGATGAATGGAATGGTGAAAAATTTGATGGTAATGGTTGGACTGGTGTAACCGCAGACCCAACAAAACAACAGATGATTTCCATTTCTTATGAGTGGTATGGTGCAGGAACAGTGGATTTTAATTGGTTAATGAAAGGTGAAACAATTAAAAGTCATACTTTTGATAACTCAAATATTCAAGATAAAGTTTGGTGTTCTACTCCATTCCTTCCCATTCGTCTTGAGATTGAAAATGTAACTGGTGTTGCAGGAACTCACTATCTTTATCAAGGTTCCAATTCTCTTATCCAGGAAGGAGAACCAGAAAAACTTGGAACTCTTTTGAGCATATCAAATCCCATCACAGGGACAACGATGACATCCGCAAATACATTCTATCCAATTATAAGCATTCGTTTAAAATCCAATAATCTAACTGGTGTAATGCTTTTGAGATCATTACAGGCAGCAACTGATGATAATACGAATGTTTATTGGCAACTTCTACAAAATGCAACACTGACTGGAGGAACTTGGGTAAATCATCCCGATCCAAACTCTTTTATGCAGTATAATATCACTCAAACTGCAGTATCTGGTGGAAGTGATCTTTTGAGTGGTTTTGTAATTAATGGTAGTGGTGCGTTAGTTGATCTTGATATTAAAGCGGCACTTCAGTTAGGTAGAAGTGGCATTGGAACAATTAGTGACACCTATACTCTTGTTTGTGCAAGTCCTAATACTAACAAAAAAGCACTTGCAGTATTAAACTGGATTGAACAAAGGTAATTTTTATGTCAATTCAAGATATTCAACTTAAGCAATCTGATGCTTACTTATCAAATCCAAACTTAAAGCGAGCAAATACCTCATTTTCATGGACTCAAGAACAAATTATTGAGTTCTTTAAATGTAAAGAGGATCCTGTTTATTTTGCAAAGAATTATATCAAAATTGTTTCTCTTGATCATGGTTTAGTTCCTTTTAGTTTATATCCTTTTCAAGAAAAATTAATTAACAATTTCCACAAACACAGATTTAATATCTGTAAGATGCCTCGTCAGACGGGTAAATCTACTACATGTGTTTCATATCTTTTACACTATGCGGTTTTTAACGATAACGTAAATATTGCAATATTAGCAAACAAAGCATCAACTGCCAGAGATCTCCTGCAGCGCCTACAACTCGCATATGAGAATTTACCAAAGTGGATGCAGCAAGGAGTTCTTCAGTGGAACAGGGGTTCTCTGGAGTTAGAAAACGGATCTAAAATAGTAGCTGCTTCTACAAGTGCTTCAGCAGTTCGTGGTGGATCATACAACATCATCTTTTTGGACGAATTTGCATTCATCCCAAACCATATTGCAGATGATTTCTTTGCATCAACATATCCTACAATTTCATCTGGTCAAAGTACAAAAGTAATTATTGTTTCTACCCCACGTGGTATGAACCATTTTTACCGCAAGTGGCATGATGCAGAAAGAGGTAAAAATGAATATGTGCCAACAGATGTTCACTGGTCTGAAGTTCCTGGAAGAGATGAGAAATGGAAAGCATCTACAATTGCAAACACTTCAGAACAACAATTTAAAGTTGAGTTTGAATGTGAATTTTTAGGATCGGTTGATACGTTGATCAATCCATCTAAATTAAGAAATTTAGTATATGAAGATCCAATAAAAAGAAATAAAGGGTTAGATGTTTATGAAGACCCAATAGAAGATCATAATTATATGATTACTGTTGATGTTGCTCGCGGAATAGGAAATGATTATTCGGCATTTGTTGTTGTTGATATAACTTCTTTCCCATATAAAGTAGTTGCAAAGTATAGAAATAATGAAATAAAACCTATGCTTTTTCCAAGTGTTATAGAACCTGTTGCAAAGGCATACAATCATGCTTGGATTTTGGTAGAAATTAATGATATTGGAGATCAGATAGCAAACATATTACATTATGATTTAGAGTATGATAATATTTTAATGTGTTCACAAAGGGGTAGAGCAGGGCAGATTGTTGGAACAGGATTTAGTGGAAAGAAATCTTATCTTGGTATCAGGATGACTGCCGCAGTTAAAAAACTAGGTTGTTCTAATTTAAGAACCCTAATAGAAGATGATAAGTTGCTAACAAATGATTATGAAATTATTAGTGAAATGACAACTTTCATTCAAAAAAGTAGCACATTCATGGCAGAAGAGGGTTGTAATGACGATTTAATGATGTGCCTCGTAATTTTTGCTTGGTTAGTGGCTCAACCTTATTTCAAGGAAATGACAAATGATGATATTCGTAAAAGAATTTATGAAGAACAAGAAGATCAAATAGAAGCAGATATGTCACCTTTTGGTTTTATATCTACAGGATTGGAAAGTGGAACATCATTTACCGATAATGATGGAGATACTTGGCATTTTGATGAATACGGTGATAGGAGTTATATGTGGGATTATATTTAAATGGATTTGGATGATCAAGTAGATTTAGAACATCTTTTATTTTTGGAAAGAAAATGTAGATCCTGCGGTCAAATAAAAAATTTATTAGATGATTTTTATTTGTCATATAGAGATAGAGGATCTTTACCCTCATCATATTCTTATGAATGTAAGGAATGTACGGTAGATAGGATAAAAAAATCCAGAAAACCCAAGTTTAAAAAACACTATATTCAGGAAATATTAGAATATCCAGATTGGTAATTGTTCGTGGGTTATTTCCCCATCAGAAATACTCTTTTTAATAAATAATTTTAGAATATTTCTGAAAAAACGAGGAAAACAAGATGCCACTAAATTTAGCATCTCCTGGAGTTATTGTAAGAGAAGTTGATGTAACCGTTGGGAGAGTAGATCCAACTTCAAATTCAGTAGCTGCAATTGTGGCTCCCTTTGAAAAGGGCCCAGTTGAAAGTGCAGTTTTAGTTCAAAACGAGCAGGAATTATTAGCAAATTTTGGTCAACCACGTAGCAGTGCAACTCATTATGAAACTTGGTTTACTGCTTCATCGTTTTTAGCATATGGTGGAAATTTACTAGTTTTAAGATCAGATGGAACTAGTTTATCTAATGCAAATATGGGAACAAATGGTGTTTCCGCTGATATAAAAATTAAGAGCTATGAAGATTATGTAAACAAGGGATATGACGAGTCTCCAATATCAAATGTAGTTGTTACAACAAGAGATCCAGGATCTTGGGGAAATGGATTAAAAGTTGCTATTATTGATGGTAGAGCTGACCAAACTTTAAGTGGAATAGTTACAACTGGAGCAGTAGTTGGTCACGGAGTAACACATTCACTCAACGGAACTGTTGGTGCTGGTGTTGGAACTACTTCAGTTTTAGATGGTTTCATTAGAGGAATTATTACTGGAATTGGAGCTAGCACTCTTGACGTAAAAGTATTAAGTTACGTCACAGCAGTTGGAACAGAAACTAATGTTGATTATGAACCACAAGGTGTTTATAGATTTAAGTCTACTGGAACAGTCACAATTCGTGCAAATGGAACTGGAATTGGTGTAGCAACAATTACATATTCTTCTTCACCAGACTGGTATGATGCACAATCAATCACTTTAGATAATGGATCAATTCCATGGAATACAATTGCTCCAAGACCAGGAACATCAAGATTTGCCGCTTCTAGAGGAAGTAGATTTGATGAGATTCATGTTGCAGTAATTGATGGTGATGGAGGTATAACTGCAAATGCGGGCACTGTTTTAGAAAAGCATGTAGCTTTATCCAAAGCCAAAAATGCAGTGTATGCGGCAGGTAGTTCTTCTTATTGGTCTAAGTATATTGCAGAGGGATCATCTTTAATTTTTGCAGGATCGCAACCAACTGGTGTTGTAACTTGTGGATTTACCACACCATCAACATTTAGTTTAGGTGCAACTAAAGATTGGAATACAGTTACAGAAAATAATACAGTATTTAAGTGTTTAGGTTCCCAAACTTATTCATTAAGTGGAGGAAAGAATTATGATGGTCAAACTAATTTAGATAATGCAGCTTCATTAACTTCATCGTTAACTGATTTGTCAAGTGGTTATGATTTATTAACCAATACTGAGCAATATGATCTCGATTTTATATTGATGGGTTCTGCTGCATATGAGAAAGAAACAGCACAGGCATTAGCATCTAAAATTATTTCTGTAGCAGAGCAAAGACAAGATGCAGTAGCATTTATTTCTCCTTATAGAAATTCGATGTTAAATCTTAGTGGAACATCATCATTTGTTCCAGTAAATGCAGCAACAATAACAGATAATGTTATTAGTTATTATGCATCAATACCTTCTTCATCATATGCTATTTTTGATAGTGGTTACAAATACATGTATGATAAATTTGCACAAACATTTAGATACATACCTCTAAATGGAGATATTGCAGGAATTTGTGCAAGAAATGACACAACAAATGCTCCATGGGTTTCTCCTGCTGGAACATCGAGAGGTGCCGTTCTTAACGCAGTTAAACTTGCATACAATCCATCAAAAACCCAAAGAGATAGACTTTATTCGAATAGAGTAAATCCCGTAATTTTCTCTCCAGGATCTGGAATTATCTTATTTGGTGATAAAACTGGATTAGCAAAAGCATCTGCATTTGATAGAATTAACGTTCGTAGATTGTTTATCTATATCGAAAATGCTATTAAAGCAGCAGCTGATGATCAGTTATTTGAATTTAATGATGAAACAACTAGAAATAATTTCTTAAACATTGTAGATCCTTTCTTAAGAGATATTTTGGCAAAGAGAGGAATTCAAGATTATAGAGTTATTTGTGATGAAACTAATAATACTGCAGCGGTAATTGATAATAATGAATTTATTGCAGATATCTATGTTAAACCATCTCGCTCAATTAATTTTGTTGGACTGACTTTTGTGGCTACGAGAAGTGGTGTTTCTTTTGAAGAAATCGTAGGTAATGTTTAATTTTTGGTTATAGTCTAAACTTACTTATTAAAGGTACAAAAATGGCACTCAGAACTCTCGATAATTTTAAAGCCCAACTAATTGGTGGTGGCGCAAGACCCAATCTATTTGAAGTTAGTATAAATTTTCCAGATCAGTTAGCTACTACAACATCATTTAGTCAATCAGTCACTAAACCTGTAAATGGTACTAATAGTTTAATTAGTTTTATGGTAAAAGCTGCTGCTCTTCCAGCATCAAATATTACACCTATTGAAGTTCCTTTTAGAGGAAGAACTTTAAAAGTTGCTGGAGAAAGAACTTTTGATACTTGGACAATTACTGTTTTAAATGATGTTGATTTTAAAATTAGAACAGCATGTGAACAGTGGATGAATGGAATTAGTAGAATTAGTGATGCTTCAGGTGTTACAGACCCATCTGTCTATCAAAAAGATGCTGTAGTTTCCCAATTAAATAGACAAGGTGATGCTGTAAGGCAGTATAAATTTTTTGGAATATTTCCAACAAATATTTCACAGATTGATCTTTCTATGGATTCAACTGATACTATTGAAGAGTATACTGTAGAATTCCAAGTTCAGTATTGGCAAGCCCTCAATACTGATACAGATAGACCTGCAATACTATAATAAATAGATGTAACAAGTTTATTTTAATTTTATACGATGCCAAGACTTTTTGGTTTTTCTATTGAAGATCCTGATAATAAAAAATCTAAAATTGTTTCCCCCGTTCCTCAAAATAATGAGGACGGGGTTGATAATTATATTGCCAGTGGATTTTATGGTCAATATTTAGATATTGAAGGTGTTTTTAGGACTGAAAACGACCTTATTAGAAGATATAGGGAAATGGCATTGCATCCAGAGTGTGATGCCGCAATTGAAGATGTCGTGAATGAAGCAATCGTTAGTGACTTGTACGATTCTCCTGTTGAAGTTGAATTATCAAACTTAAATGCCAGCGATAAAGTTAAAGAAAAAATAAGAGAAGAATTCAGATATATTAAAGAACTCATGGACTTTGATAAAAAAGCTCATGAAATTTTTAGAAATTGGTATGTTGATGGAAGACTTTACTACTTAAAAATTATAGATCCTAAAAATGCATCTGATGGAATAAAAGAAATCAGATATGTTGATCCTATGAAAATGCGTCATGTTCGGCAGGAAAAAAAGAAAGGGGATTCAAGAATTCCCATGTCTGCCGAAATGATCAATCCGATGAATGGTAGGGGTGATGATAAAAATGTATATTCTCCAGAAATTGAAGAATATTTTATATACACACCAGTTCCAAATTACCCAACTGGAATGATATCAAGTTCTGGGGCACAAAAAGGAGTTAAAATTGCTAAAGACTCTGTTACTTATTGTACTTCAGGATTAGTAGATAGAAATAAAGGAACGGTTCTTTCTTATCTACATAAAGCAATTAAAGCACTCAATCAATTAAGAATGATTGAAGATTCTTTAGTTATTTACAGATTATCTCGTGCTCCAGAAAGAAGAATTTTTTATATTGATGTTGGCAATTTACCAAAAGTAAAAGCAGAACAATATTTACGTGACGTAATGATGCGTTACAGAAATAAAATGGTATACGATTCCAATAACGGAGAAATTCGTGATGATCGTAAATTTATGAGTATGCTTGAAGATTTTTGGCTTCCCCGTCGTGAAGGTGGTAGAGGAACTGAAATTACAACTCTTCCTGGTGGTCAAAATCTTGGAGAACTTGCGGATATTGAATATTTCCAGAAAAAACTTTATAGAGCACTAGGTGTTCCGGAATCAAGAATTGCGAATGATGGTGGTTTTAACCTTGGAAGATCATCAGAAATTTT